CGACGTAACCACTCCGTTGCCGTCGAGGTCTCCTACAATACCGTTCGTTGAGTCCGTGTAGTAGTCTATTGTATTTCCAGTGCTGTCTGCCAGGGTATACGCCAGCTGCTGCCCTACGACGTGAACTATAAGGGATTCTAGGGCGGCCCCAGAAAGCTTTTTAAAGTCGTTACTCTGGGAGTCAAAAATTCCAAAAGAATACCTCTCTCCGTCTTGTAGAGTGTCTGAAATAAAGGCTGCACCCTGCGTGTCCGCGTCACTTACAACGTCTTCAGGAACGGATATATTAGGGTATAGAGAAAAGTCTGACGCGACCTTCACCCAGTTTGTTCCTAGCGACCATTCGGTTCCAGAGTATACCTCTATGTCTCCATCAATAACAGACACGTACCCGCTGGACTGAAAATCAGCCAGCAGGTCGTCTCTGTCATCATAGCTTTCAAAAAAGCCAATGCCTTTGACCTTGTTTTGACTAAGATCAATTATCGGCCCTCCGCAAGAGTCTAATACGTCGCCGATGAATACTGGCATTATTCTACGTTAATGTAGTCAATACATCCCTTGATGTCGTTTGCGCTCAGTTCGCTGCAGTCTTCCTCTTTTAAAGTGACCTTTTCAATATCCACCTTTTGCTTTTTATCCAGCAAAGACCTTACGTCTTCTTTGAATTTAGCTGCGGCTTCGTCGGAAACAACCTGCTTTCCCTCATCATCATAAGAGGTTTTCTTCAAGTCCTCGATGTATTCGTTTCGCTTAGATTCAAAAGGAGCTACAACGGCCTCCAAGGACTTGATGTTTTTTGCAATCATATACGTTTGCTTAAACGGGAGCTTTGCATTAGCTACTTTATTGAAACCCTGAAGAGCCTCAATACACTGTTCCATAGTAATTGTCATATGAATTAAATTAGTTCCGCTAATATACGAAACCTTATCCTATAACAAAAACCGTAGCTTGGTGGCCGAGGGCCGCTCCTTGGATTTTAAGCTCTATGCTATTATCGTCAACAACCTTGTACTTCGTGTGTATTGCGGAGTTTTGAGGAACTCCATTCCACTGAGATCCAGCCAAGGCAATAACATAAACCTCGCTGGTGTTCAATCCGTGGTACACCTTGAGGTCTCCAGCGTCGACCATGTCTTGCGTGTACGTGACAGCGTTCTTAGACACCCTCCCGAACTTTCTAGTATACCCCTGTCCCGTAGCGTCCGTCACGTAGTCTCCACTCGCCGCAAGAACAGCGTAAGGCTCCAGAAGTCCATACGGAGTAGCCGTTTGAGTCAGGTTATTGTCTTCGCCGTCAACAAGTACCGTTCCATCAGCTTGCTCGTGATACCTCTGAGCAGTAGCAACCTTAGCTACATCAATGTCAGTAAGTATAGCGCCCTTGTTTGCAGTAACAGTATCCGCGTTTAAATTATCACCACCAGGAATTCCGTCGTCGCCGTAGTCAACGGTGTAGTTGTTGGCGAGATACCATTTCCCATATCCATCTCCAGCTATGTACTCATACTGAATAAATGGTCTAGCGTAAAGAGATGCGTCTTCTGCGGCTGTGCCTTTACCGTGCCAAGCCTCTATCCTAGCGACTCCAGAATCATGCGAACCCCCCACTGATGGAGTTCCGTCTGTTTCTCTGGGGAACCTCAGGGTAATTGAAGAGTCCTCAACGGTGATGTCTTCAACCGTGTTTGTCGTGAGCGTACCTTCAACATCAAGGTCACCCTTAATGGTGGTATTACCTTGTACCACAAGCAGGGTTTGGGTAGCCCCCTGATACTCAGCGTCCGTAAGGGCATTCGGACCTATCGTGACCGTATCACTCCAATCCGCAACACCCGATGTATTCGGGGCGAGGTGAAGCGAGTCAGCGAGGGAAATCTGTACATCCGCACTACCCGAACCTGTAATAGCAACGTTGCTGTCGGTGTTGGTTATGTTTACGACACCAGTGTCAGCAGAAAAAGCAGACGCATCCAAGGTCTTTGTAACCAGCGATCCGTCAGCCTTCCTGATGAGAGCCGCCAAACCATCTCCATCTTCGTGGGTTGCAGGGGCCGTGGATGCGCCGAAAACAAACTGAGTTGCATCGGTGATACTCACCGCCGCAGACGCCGTCAGGGTTCCTGCTGCGGTAAGGCCCTGAACGGAAGTAACCCCGTCTACAGTAAGGTTTCCGTTTCCAGCGCCGCTGTTGTCTACAACAACCTGCCCTACAGTAAGTGTAGAGGCTGCGTTTATCGTAGCTTTTATCCTATGCTGGTTGCCAGCATCAGCACTCGCATCAAACTCTATGTTTGGTCCGTCTTGGAAGGAATCCAGTATATCAGCATTCGTAGGGAAGGTGATAGAAAGGGTGTCGTTAGCAAAAGACGCCGCACCAAGAACCTGTTGTGCTGGGCCTTGGGTGAGGTCGCCGTCAGTGTTCGTGGTTACACTAAAGTTTTCAATACCCGTAGAAGATCCCCCTACAGTTTCTGACAGGCTCTCCCAGAACGTCGGTACTGCAGTAGCCGTGTTTGGAGACTCACCCTCTGTAACGTTAAACTTACTTACGCTGCCTCCAAGGACGTTGTTGTTCCCGTCAAGTTGAGCCGCGTCATATTTGTATACAAAGAATCCCCTTTGAGCGCTCGTTGGAGCGCCTGCTGCAACCTCGAAATATCTATCCGTACCATCTACATCAATGGTTATGGTGCTGGCACTAGAGGTAAGCGTCTCGACAAGGGATCTGGTGTCCTCAATGTAAAGGAACGTTCCCCAGGGCTTATACTTTCCGAGGATGGATCCGTCGGTTGTGTACGTCGTAAAGTCGTCTAAGTTCCATCCAGGGCCAGGGTTTCCAAAGGTTTGATGTGCCCCGTTAAAACCGTGTATGGCTCTGAAGTCAGATATGTAGTTTTTAATAGAACCATATATCTGTTCTGAATCGACAATGCCTAGGTTGGCATTACCATGTACCTGTATGTCTGACCTAAACTGTGCCATTTTTTATGATATCGTGTAAAAGTTTCCTGCAAACGACTCTGGTGCTGCGTTTGCAAAAATGTAGTACTCGTGTGTTGCCCCGTAAGCATTCGTTACCAGGGCTGTAGTGAACTTAGCGTCACCAGTACTGTCAGTAAAGAGAGCCGTTATGTCTTCTGCTCCACCCTCCTTTATGACAGGTATTTGTATTTCTTGCAGGTCGGATCCTTGTCTCCTTGGAATAGCGAAGTAAACAAAAGTACCCTCAAGCGGGTTTGCCCCAGCAAAGGCGCCATCTGCGTTTTGCAAATAGACGTTAGGGAAGGCAATAGAATTGGTTTCTGCAGCGTTAGGGAAAAATTCAAGAGGCTGAATTTCACCAGCACTTCCACTGACGTTGAGGACGGTTATATCTCCAAGCCACTTCGTTGTAGTAGCAGCTCCACCTGCACTAGCTGTGACTGCAATTTTCGCCTGATCGGCGAGTATAGAGGAAATTACCGCACCAGCTCCAGCGTCAGTGCTGATTCCTGCAGCCGCAGTGTCGTTATATCCAATGACTGCGGGCAGCTGGAAATTAACAGTCGAAGAGCCTCCAGCTTGATCACCTGTTTTTATCGCTACCTGACTTGCGTTTTCATCGTCATACAAAACCTTGTATTGAAGTTGAAGAGGGTCAGTCGATGGAATTTTGTTTCCTGTCATCCCATTGTAACCGCCGCCATTACCTACAGTAATAGAGTCGTCTACAAACGTAAAGTGATCGTAAGCAACCCCGTTAGCCAGCTCAGTCATACCTTCGACATACCCTGTATCACCCTCTTCTGGCAGCAAGCTAAATGCAGCGTCATCGGTGTCAAGGACGTCGATGTAGCTCGTGTAGGCCCCGCTGTTATTTTTGGTTCTACGCTGGATCCGTATCCTAGACGGTATGGCTTCAGCTTCGTTTCTGGTTATCGTGACCGTTACCGTAGCCCTCAAGTTTCCTAGCTCCCTCTTGGTTCCTGTCTGAGTACCTGCCAACCTTGAGTTAGCGGTGTTGTCAAGCGTGTACGCGAAACTAACAGAAGGCTCATCGTAACCCTGAACCCTGATCAAGCCCTTATTGACACTTCCAGTATCAGCGGTCAAGGAGACGCCGCTCTGAGAGACTGGAGTTCCAGACTCGTTGTCTGCGTCTGTAAGGGCGATTACCGTAACCTTGTACTTGAGGAAGTCGTCGGTTCCGTCGTCGCCGCTCCCGTCAGGTATAGCAACGTTTGAGTCTGTAAAAGAGAAGGTGGTAGCTGCATTAGCAATACCCGAAGCCATCCTGGAATTAAGGAAGTTCATGGAGTTTACAGCCGCTGCTTGACCAGAAAAACCGTCACTAGCCACATAAGCATTAGTAGCGAAATTATAAAATATTCTCGCTGCTGTAGTAGTCGTGTTTCCGTCTATTGATATTCTTTCGACCTTGACCTCCTTTATACCGTAATTTACGGCAGCGGTATTGTTGGTTCCCACAATAGACCCTCTGTTTTGATTGAAAACAGTGAACTCTACGCCTGCGTTTGTCGTTTCAGAACCATCACTCCAGTCTTCATCTGCAGCATAAGAACCAGTAGAAAATACTATGTTAGAGGCAACGAAGTCTTGGTACGAGGTTAGGGCGTTTTCTATGGCCTCCAATGCCGTCAGGCCGTTGAAGTTGATCTCATCACCATCTTCGTACTTACCAAAACTTCCCCCTCCTGTATTAGCGATAATAGTTCCACTAAACACTGGGGTGTTTCCGATGATCTTCCAGTTGTCACTTGGAGTGCTGCCAGCAAGGCTAAACACGTCAGTTTCCTCTGCGGGCTCAAGACTGGTCGGGATGTTCGCGTCGTCAACAGAAGCGTTGGTCCAGCCACCTGTGTTTTTGTAGACGTATATGTTTCCATTCGCCCTGTCTACAACCAACATACCTATAGCCAGCTTGCTGACAGGGACGTTTCCGATAGTAAAGTCAGCCAGAGAATCGACAAACACAACACCCCTAGAGGTATTGGCCGATATGTCTATAATCGGAAAGTCCGCATTTGAGCTTCTCAGCTCATCACCGAAATAAATTGCCATTAGTTATCTAGTTTTATCTGCAAGTCAATCTTTATCTTTTCGTCAAAGGCCCCAGGTATTTTTGACCTGTAATACTTTACTGGTATATTGTTTCTTGTATACGGGTCTCCGCTTTGGAATTGATTTCCCAAATATACTATAGAATCGTTTAGGGAGTAAATGCCAGATCCAGCAGTGGTCGCGGCAACCTCGTCTATTTTGAATTCGTCTGGTATCTCTATTATTAAATACCTGTTTTTGTCAGAAACAGACTGAGACAAAGATGAATTAAAGCTTATGATTATCTCTTGAGTTTCAGTTGTAAAGTC